GTCATAACGATTTAATCTTCTATGAAAAAGGTTGGGATCGCCGATTACGCCAAGCCTTCGTAGAAAAAAGCAATGTCGGAATGATCGGCTTTTGTGGATCAAGTGAAGTAGATGATCGCGGCGGTCGTGGCGGTGGAACGATGATGAACTTCAAAGGAATTAAGGGCGCTCTCGCAGAACACACAGGGAGGCGCGTAACTGATCTTCAACCCGCAGTTATCTTTGACAGTCTTTTTATTTGTCTGAGGCAGCCTCTAGTTCGTCTTTTAGGGGTCGATGACAACATCGCTCTTAATCATTTCGGGGATAGAGTTTGGCCTCTTAGAATTATTGAACATGGCTGGCACGTCGCAGTATTAGGTGTTGAAATAGATCACATGAGCGGCCAGACCGTTGTTGGTATTAAAAAAATTGAGGAAGATTCTAGAAAGTGGTGTGAAAAGCACCACGTCCCTATACCGGATGGAATGCAGGCGGGGACTGTGGTATACCTTGAGTCAGAACGGCGCTATCTGACTGAATATAGAGATTTAAAGAGAATGGTTCCAGGAAGAGTGACAAATAACTGGAACTATAGGAGAGATGGATAATTGGCTCTTAAATGTTTGCTAGGGGCGTCGCAAACTTTTGATGCTATCGCTTATGTAAGAGCGCAAATAGAAGATACTGCGAACACGCCGGTTATTCCCGACTCAACTCTTGCGCTTTATGTTGAAGCGGCTGCTGAAGAGTTTGGAAAGTGGGAACCGCTCGGAGATTTCATTGTTGGAAATTTTGGGGCTTCTCCCCCGACTTCTCCGTTATCCACAATTCCTGGCGTCAGTCGCTATGCCTGCTCCGTAGCAAATGGATTCGCTTATCCCGTTAACGAAATCATCGATGTACTCTTTAAGAGTTCGGGTGTTTTCACTGCCGCTTCAGAAATAGCCTATCTACAGTTAATGCCAGTCTCTCCTTTCAACTGGTTCCACACTGACGGAAACATTCTTTCTAAACCCTCAACTAGAGTTATTAGAGAGGAAATGTTTGACGAACTAGATCATTACACTAAGGGATTTTGGGGTACTGCCCGAGGCGCAGATGGAGTAAAGGTTATCGATGTTTTTCCTGTTCCTACTACTTCCGGTATTCCCATTTTTGTTCGTTATACATCTGGCTATATTGGGGTTACTGATGGTCAAGGAAACATCAATTATCCGACGGTGCCTGAAAATCTCAAGAGATATTTTGCGAAATTCGCCCTTTGTGAAACCCTTGAGCAAGAGGCTGACCGACTGGCTAAAAGTTCCCAGTTAAAAGCTGGAGTTATGCAGAGATGGTCTACTCCTTCTGCGTTGAGACTTCGTGCAGAAAACTTAAGAGCTGAAGTTCAAAATGCATTGGGGGCGGCGCAAACTATCGGGAACGCAAGTCACTAATGGCAACGACTCGACAGATTGAAATCTATAATCTACACAAAGAATGTTGCATTGCTAATGGACACCCACAAGCTGCAATTTATCATCGCCATCCAGAAGGTGTTAAAACTCCGGTTGGGCCACAGGGATTAAATACTAGATATCAAGAACCGGACCCTAGGTCTACAGACAATCCAATGGACGCCGCTCAATTAGTGTGGGCGACTTGGGATGGATTGAACCTTCGTGGCATTGCGCAGGATGGCGGAGACAATCTTTCTTCTCGAATGTGGATGGAACGATTTCTTGTTCAGTTTCCCGCAATTGACGATAATTACAATCCGGTAGTCGTTCAAGATGACGACTTTATTACCGATCCGACCGGAGTCAGATTCAAACTAGAAAATCCAGTCTTAAGTGCGGATGGATCATATTGGAAAGCGGTTACTATGGTGTATAGATAATGATTGGAACCACCGTCGAAATAGACGGAATTGAGAGAACAATTACTCGATTAACTGCTCGGGTCACGCTAACGGATGTAGCGGTTACGGAATTAGTTGATGATGAATTGGATCATGGAGAGAATGTAGCTCGAAGAAATATTCAGGAGTATGTTTACGCGCGTCCGCAGGGAGCGAACACTCGCTATGTACGCACGATGACATTACTAAATTCGGTAAAGTCTGGAAGAATTCGAAGAGGGGGCGCTACTGCCGCAGGACAAGTCTATATTTCAAGAGAGAAATTTAAGAGGGTTTATTATCCTCCATTTGTCGAGTGGGGTGATGAAGTGGGCGCTCCATATGAGGGTCGTCACTACTGGGAAAAAACAGTGGCCGAACTTAAGGCTGACTTTTTAATTAAGGGAAGAATCGTCGGTAGGAAGATCGCTAAGGGAACATAGATGGGACTTTTTGATGAACCGCTTTTTGATATCAAGGAGAACTGTCTTGAATTATGGGATTATAGTGAAGTTTTTCCTCTTGATCCGGCATATGATTTTCCTAAAGGGCCTGTGTTTGTAAGTGGTTGGCCCTGGCAGATGTTGAGACAACTTGAAGAAAAAGAAAATCAACAAATGACCCAGCCAATTATTTCAATCATTGACCTAGAGCCGAACGAGTCCACCCGCTCCTTTAGTGACATATACAAGACAGGAGTGGGCGCTGGGCAGCTACAATGGCGTATCGGTAGACGAGCTGAGCCATCATTCATGATTAGTTGTTGGGTAGATCAACAATTAGGAGGAATGGATATGGCAAGGAGATTAGGAGGGCAAGTATACGCTGCAATATTATACTACAAGAATCGATTAACGAAGATTCGCAATCTTCATTTGGTGCAAAGCCATGCATCGCTTGATGATTCTTCTCAGTTATATCGATTTGATGTAGTGGTTCAAGGAAACGTTTTTGTGACCCTCGACATTTAAGTGGATTTCTAAGAAAAGGAGGTAAACTTGTCTCCATCCCTTATGAACGTTCAGCCAGAGTCTGTTGCTCATGGTTCTGAAATTCTCTTGCAGGCAATGGGCCCATCCGGTGGTTATGTGACTATCGGTGAAATTTATGGCATCACCTATGACGCTGATGAAAAATTAGAGCCCATGCCGATTATCGGAACTCGACGTACCGGTTACAGGAGAGGAAGATTCGAAGTTTCAGGAACAATCAATGGTTATTGGTTGAACGGTGCATTGCGCTCTTTGTGGAATGGATATGCAACGCCTTCGGGAGCTGCATCCGGCCCACTTCTTTACGATTCTCAAGGCCCGTTCGTGCGATATCAGATCATCATTACCAACGCTAACTGGCCCGGCAGCGGTATCGTGAGTCCTTACTTAATTCTTGCTAACGTCACATTTGAGAAGGACACGGTTAAATGGGCTTCCGACAAAATCACTAATGAAGATATCGCATTCAAGGCAGAGGACATTTTCGGACAGTAATTAGAACTCTAGGAAAGGGTTCGTTCCGTAGGAGAAAAAGGAAATTGGAAGATCGACAGGGTATGGCCCCTACTCCCGCACAACTTGAAAGGATGCGGGCAGTTAAAATGGCCCAAAATCACCAAGAAAAGGTATCCAAGAAAAACAAGAACAAGGGAGAATCGCAGAGCGTTTCGTTGCAAAGCGGTTCTCCCCCTCTTGGAGTTAAGAGCGATATTCTTAACATTCTCAATGGCAAGCACTGGGAATTTCAGAAGCGAGTTCTAGACATTATCCAGATTGCCGTTCGGTCAGAGAAATGGCCTACCATTCGAAGTATTGTGATGGAAATTCAGACCGAACAGGTCGATACTCAGCGTATTTTAATTGGTCGGAGGATTACCGATCATTTAATTCAAGAAGAAGAGTTAAGGGAGAGTTTAAGGAATGAATCAAACTAATACTGACTACAAAGACCTCAAGAGTCTGGAAGAAATTTCTGAGGAAGAGCCGATAAGAGTTACTTCTAGCGGTCGTGTTCTTCCACCGCCTCCGGTTGATATTAATCCGCGAGAGTGGCTTGATTCCGATGACAGTGCGATTATTGGTTATGTCCAAACTCGCATTGGTCGATTGAAAATCGCCGCTCTAACCGAAGAGGAATCTGACACTATTAGGAAGGGTTCCGAAAGACCAATCAATCCAGGCAAGGCAAATTCTGGAAAGAAGATTGATCTAAAAAGACTTCGCGTATTAACTGTCGCTGCTTCCCTCAACAAGGCATACAAAGATCAGGGAATCGTTATTAGTCCTGATGAAGTTCAGAGAAAGTTAACTGGCGAGGTTACTTCAATAGTTCAGAAAATTTCTGAATTAAGCGGATACAAAGAGGAGGAGGATGACGCAGAAAGCGTCACCGGGTTTCTTCCGGCTTTCTGACGTAAAAGATGAGGACGGCCTACCGGAATACCCGGGGGCCGTCTTTCTCAAATTCATAGTAAGGCTGGCGTACGAAAGTAAAGTAAAACTTCCTTCGCAGGTTTATCAGGAATTTAAGAAAAATCCTAAAGACTTTCTTCTTTTAGCTGGATACGAAAACTATAAAGCAGAAAAAGAGTTAAAGCAACAACGAGAAGCTGAAGCAAAAACAAAGAAACCATTTGGTAAATGACTAGCATAGAAACAATCGGTATCCACTTTATGGGGTACAACCTCATGCATACGGCCACGCGTGAGGTTCAGGCTTCATTAAGAATGATTTCTGGCGAAACTCGCCAAACTGGTCTTACTACTCAAGAGTGGGCTTTAAAATCAGAACAAGCTGCAAATAGAATTGCTTTAGCTGAGGCTCGGTACGCAGACGTAGTTAAGTCAACTAATGTACTTGTTGTGGGTGCGGCGCAAGATCAGGCCGCTGCCTTTAAATTAATTGAGGCTGCCCATCTAAAGATAGCTGAAGCGGCAGTGCTTCGTGCCGATGCCGAAAACGATCTTGCTTTAATTTCATCACGCGCCTATGCACTAGAACAAGATCGCATTGATTTGTTAGATGCTGCAAATATGCGCCTAACAAAAGCAATGGGACTTCGTGCAATTGCAGAACAACAAGTTATCGATGCCACTATGGCAATGGCAACTGCTGATGAAGCTGCGGCAAGAGTTGCTAATGAAGCGGCGGCAAAACAAGCTTCTGCTGCAACTGTTGTAAAAGCTGCATATGCTGCACAGGCACGTTCCGCGCAAGAATCTGCAATGGCCCAAATTTCATCAATGCGTTCGGCTGCGACCGCAATTGTTGGAGTGGGTGCTGCATTTGAAATTGCAGGTGTCGTTACCGTTGCCGCAATGGGATATGCTGCCTCGAAAGCGGCTGATTTTGCATCTGAAATTTATATCCTGCACACTCAGGCTCGCGTTGCAAAAGAACAACTTCCTGAACTAAGTCGCGCCATTCTTGATATGGCCGGAAGTATGGGATTCGGTTCTACGGAACTTGCAAAAGGTCTTTACTTAATCGAGTCTGTTGCTGGTGGCTCTTATACCGCCGCGCACGCTCTGGATATTTTGAAAGCTGCTGCGATGGGTGCGGCGGTTGGTCACTCTGACTTAGTTGAAACTGCTAATGCATTGGCGTCAGTTATGGCTGTTTATCCAACAATTACTGGTGGCCCTGTAGCTGCAATGGGTGCCTTAGACGCAATTGTCGGTCAGGGCAAGATGACAATGGAAGAGTTAAACGGAGCACTGAAAACTGGTGTTCTGGCAACGCTCCACTCTTCAGGAATTTCTCTTCAAGACTTCGGTGGTGCGTTAGCCACAATGACCGACTATTCCATTCCTGCAATTCAGGCAGCTAACTCCTTGCGTATGGCGATCTATTTAATGACCGCTCCTACGCAAGCATCAGACAAGGTCTTAAGAGAGTTTGGATTAACTTCTAAAGAAGTCTCTTCAGTTTCTAAAGAATGGACAACTGCCATTGAGAGAGCTGGAATTCGTCACGCACAATTAGCAGATGATCTTCGTAAGCCGGGCGGTATCATTATCGCCCTTCAAGATTTACGTTCTCATTTAGTTAAAGCTGGACTTGATGCGGAAGGCCAGGCCGAAGTTATTTACAAAGCTTTCGGCGGTGGCAAGATGGGCAAGGCAGTTCTTACTCTTTATGAAAACATTGCTGGTGGTGCAGGTGCAAGCGAGGCCGAACTTCTTAAATTAGGATTTACTACGGATGAAGTTGCCACCCTACATGATCGTCTTATTGGAAAAACTGCATCAATTAATCAACAGACTCAACTGTTGGGTCAGAACTTCAAATACATTCAAGACACCGACCCGGCACAGATGTGGAAACAATTTACATCTGAACTTAACGCGACTATTATCGCACTCGGAGGCGCGTTCATTCCAATCTTGATTGCTCTACTAAAAACACTCACTCCAATGCTTCGCGGGATGACTCAGTGGATTCTTGATCATAAGCAATTAACTATGATTATTGCTGGGTCAATTGCTGGACTCTCCCTATTGATTGGTACTGCTTTATTGGTTGTTGGAGCAATCGCAGGAATCGGACTTGCCATTGCTGGACTTGCATTTATTGGGCCAGAAATGCTTATCGTAGCGCTTGCCTTTGCTGGCCTGATGGCGGTAGTTGCAGATGTAGTTGGAGCCATTGTTTTTCTTGGAACTATTTGGAGTTCTCTGGCTAATCTTTGGGATACGAGAGTTGTTCCAACTGCGACTAAACTTTGGAATATCATTGGTGATATTTGGAAAATTATTACGGACGGAATTGCTAAAACCCAACCCTTGTGGACTACTGCATTTGACGATCTTAATACTAGGTTAAACACTCAGGGAAGTGCATGGGATACGGCTACTAAAGCCTTTCAGAATTTTGGAAACGAAGCCCTAAAGTTCATCAAGAGCGAAACGTTCGCTGCAATGATTGCAACGTTCTCTGTTTCGCTCCCAGTTGCCTTTGGTTTAACAATCGATTCCCTTTTCTTGTTGGAAGATACGGCAGAGATTGCATTTACTGCTCTTTATTATGCAGGCAAACTTGCGGTTGACTTCTTCTCTGGAAACTTCGCCCAACTTGTTAAGGACGGCGCAGAGGGAACACAAAAACTTAGCGCAATAAATGATCGTTGGGCTAAGGACTCTCTGAAGCTATACGAAGATATGGGCAAGTTAGTCGATGGAACTTACGATAGAATGTGGCAAGACATTTACAACTCGACTATGCAGTGGACAGCGAAATTGGGTGACGATGGTGCGCCTGCGATGCAAAGCGCACTTGAAAAAGTGATGAACTCTGGAAAAACTGCAATGGCCGCAGGTGAAAAGAGAATATACAATGAAGGTTATTTGACTGGACAGAACATGGCGAACGGTATGGCTGCGGGCATGGATTCTAGAAGTGAAGCCATTCAGTCGCACGCAAATACTTTGGTTACGCAAGCGCTGGCCGCAGCAAAGAAAGCATCAAAATCAAGTTCTCCTTCTCGATTATTCGCAGAAGATGTTGGTAAGACTTGGCCTCAAGGTATATGGATGGGAGTTGAGGAAGAGACCCCGAGGCTTGAAAAGAACATGCAATCAATGACGACAAATCTTGCCAGAAACTTCCCGAATTTTGAACCCAAGTCCTCAGTCGGAGAAGCGTTTAGACCTTCCGAATCTTCACGATCTTCATCTAGTTCGACTACAGTTTCGGCAGAGACCAATATTAAGTTAATGTTGGACGAAGAGGTTCTTGCCAGGGTTACCGATAGACAAATTCATGAAATACTGAATGGAGCGTAAAGCGTCTAGTGGCAATTATTAATGGAATTGATTGTGGGGTTTATTCTCCTTGGAATGCGCCTGCTCAAACATGGGTGGGGCCAGCATGGCAGCAATTAACAGGAAGCGTGGTCGTTGAGGGCGATCAGGAAATCTACTATCCGCGTGGTGGTGGCACCAGAAGTAGAACTGAAACTATTTGGTTGATTCCTTCGGGATCAATTGGTGGAGCGGTGGCGGGAAGTCAGGATGCCGTCCTGTATCTTTTAAGACAATTGCTGGAGTTGGTGAATAACCGACAGTTAAATCCATGTTTAATTCAGTGGAGATCAGGTGGCGGAATTATTGTCAGCGACTCTGAAGATGGCTGGCACATCATCACGGATATCAAGCCTAACGTTGAAAATATTTGGACTGGAATAATTCCGGTTGAAATAACAACTATTTACCTAGGGCCATTCTCCACAAATCAAATTGGAATGGCGTATACTGGCGATCGACTTCCAACTGACTTCTTTCTAAATAGCGTCTCTCCGCTCATTGCGTTTCCGTTAGGGGCAACGGTGTTTGAGTCGACATTTAATAGAGTTGGAGCGGAAGGAAATATTCCATGTATTACGAGTCCCGTAGCTAATCCTTCTTGGTTTGTTCCTTCTGGAACCATTGCCAACCTATTTAAGGGTGGGGTTAGGGTTTTTGACACTATCAATACCGGAACGTTTGCAGTTCCTACTGTTTCATTTGTTAATTCTGGATGGGTTGAAGTATTCGGAGTAGATCATAAATTTGTTGGAGATTGTGTCATAACCAACGGACTTATTATGTTATTTTTTGATGCCCAGGGAGTTGCTAGTTTTTACCTCTGGAACACTGCAACTAGTCCGGCGGCTTGGCAGAAAATTTGTGACATTGGATACGTAGACTCTTCTGGAAACGTTGGACAGACAATTCAAGCATTTTCATTACGTCAAGTTGGACTTGAACAGTCCTCTATAAACTTAATTATCAATACATCCATCGCCTTGGCTTCATTTTCTATTTTTCTAAAAAGAGGACAGTATAACGTAAAGCTTATATATAGATCATTAAATGATAATGGAG